AGTGTTAAAACTTTCTTTAGCATAATTTTTAAAAATTAAAGTTATATGCTAGTTGATTCTAAAGTTTTTTCAAGTTTAGGTGTACAAGTCTCAAACTGGCTTTCTTTCTCTGCTTCTGCTCTATCTTCCAATATTGCATTAATGGCTAATGCTCTATCCTGTATGTTTCTTTGAACTTTAACAGCCTCTTCGTAATTTTTCTGTAAAGTTTCCAGTTCTTGTTTTAGTTCTTCTGTTGTTTTACGAGCCATAAATTTTTGTTTGTATTTTAACTAGGTTCTGTAGGCCATGCAATGTTATATGGATCTGCTTGTGTTTGTGGGATTTGTCTAAGCTCATTTCTATAATTTTTCCAATCATCAGACAACGTAAGATCACTACTAGCTCTCCAATCTGTTTCTTCTAATAAACCATTTCTTTTACTCCTAACTCTTTCCCATTCTTGTGTTTTTAACGCAGCTTGCTCATCTGCTGTTGTAGATTCAACTTTTACATTATAAGCTTTACCATCTTGAACATAAGCATCTACTGTAGATAGCTTCTGTGTTGGTGTTGTAAAAGTAAGAGTTTCTATAAATTCAACAACATTATTTGCTGATAAAAAATCCGCATTAGGGCCAGCAGCAGTAAAGCTAGTATTAGGGAATAATTCTTGGATCGTACCTGTGCTTTTTACAGTAGTACCGTCAATAACTGCGTATTTCATAATTAAATATTATAGTATTTTTTAAGGATTATCAAGAACAAGTCTTACTCTATATCTATCGCCATTTGAGAATACAAAAGTACCTACAGCTGATGTACATGAAGATGTTACTGATAAATAATAAGCTCCAGGAGAGCCAGTAAGAGAACTACCTATGTTAAGGTTATCAAAATTAGTAGCAGTACCATCTGTTTGATAAGCTTGAGCAAAAGTAGTGCTTTGATCGCCACCGTAGACAGTATCACTCGTTCCAGCCATTGATATAGTTACATTTTCAGACGTACCGTTAGTATCACCAGCTATTTCTAGCTTAACAATTTTTACATTTGTACTAGTAATATCAGATGGCAACGCAAGATTTGTAGTGACTGATGAAGTACTAGCACTACCAAAATAACCTGAGGTTACTGGTCCCTCCCACCCAGCAGAATTACCAGCAGCAGCACGAAGTCTGTGGTGTAACGTCAAGATAAATCTCCTACTTTTGCACCATATAATTGACTGCCAACTTGAAAAAACTCTATTGCTGTTGGATTACCAGCAGTTGTGCTTAGTGTCGGTGCAGATCCTCCAACCCATTTAATTCCAGAAGGCCAAGTTACTGTCCAAGAGCCTCCATAAATAAAATCACATAATAATAAAACTGATTGACCAGTCGTAAGACTCATAGTTACTGTCCTATTACCTGTAATATTAAATGTTTGTATTGTTCCATCATCAGCGTCTAATGCCCAAGGGTTAAACAAACCAACAACATTTTCATTTATTGCACCTTCAAAAGTTACTGAACCTGTAAATGTACCACCTGCTAATGGCATTTTTGTCGCATCTGAGGCTGATAGCCCTGTAAGTGCTGATCCATCAATAGCTGGCAAAGCACCTGTTAAGTTAGATGAGGCTAATGATCCAGAAAGAGTGTCAGCAGTACATGTTCCAGTAACACTTACACCAGTTGATGTAGTCGCCAACTTTGCAGATCCGCTATGTTTTAAGCTAACACTTGAATCTGAGGCAATAGATACTGCGTTATTAGAGTTTGACGGATGTTGTATTTCTTCTACTTTTATTGTTGACATAATAATTAAAAGTCCATTATTTGTATTTTACCCTTTTAACTAGGCTTTGTCGGCCATGTAATATTATCTGGATCGGATTGTGTTGGCACATCTCTAAGTGCCTGACGATAAGTCTTCCATTCATCACTTACAGCAACTCCTGTCTCAGATGCTTTTGTAACAATCCAATCTGATTCTGATAATAGTTGATTTCTTTTTCTTCTTATTGAAGCCCATTTTTCATTTTTTAGTTCAGTTTCAGTGTGTTGTTCTGCATTGAACTGTGCAATTTCAGCATCAGTCATTTCAACTAATACACCATTTACATACTTGTTCATTAGCTCATTTTGTATTTGTAAAGTAAAATTTCAGTACCAGACTGAAAATAGTACCCAGATTCCATATAAAATCTAATACCATTTATAGTTCCGCTAGTATTACTAGAACTAAAGGAGGCATAAATATCGCATCTATTATCTTGTTCTTGTGGGGGATAACCATTAAAGTATAGCCAGTTATAAATAGCTGGTGTATGCAGTTCAGCAATAAAACTCATATACTGAGTAGATCCATCTGTATCACACATTATATAGTTTTGATTACTAAATTCCTCACCACTACTTCTTCCTTTTTCTCTCCAATAATTAATATTACTTTGATAATTACCACTACCATCTAAAAATCTTATTCTTAATGTAACGCCACTACCCGAAAACTTAATTTTTCTAGCAATTATTTTATATACGGCATTAGTGTCTAAACTTGTGAAATCAATTTGTGTTGTAGAATTATCAGATGATACTGTAGTTGTACTAACATATTCTAAAGAACCACCACCAACACCAGTTAAATTTGATCCATCAATAGCAGGTAATGTACCTGTTAGATTAGCTGCTGGAATAGAAGTTAGATTAGCTGCACTCAAAGCAGGTAAAGTACCGGTAAGATTAGCTGCTGGTAAAGCTGTTAGGCTTGCACCAGACCCTGAGAAAGTTGTAGCTGTACAATCACCATTAACAGTCGCACCAGTGCTAGTAAGATTGATTGTCGAAGTAGAGTGTTGTCTAGATTGTATAGTATCTACTTTTATTGTTGACATAATAATTTAGTTAGGTTTTGTGGGCCAAGTGATGTTGTCAGGATCAGACTGTGTAGGCACATCCCTTAATGCTTGACGATAGGTTTTCCATTCGTCAGAAAGAGCAACATCACTAAAAGCTCTCCAGTCACATTCTGCAAGTAAATCATTTCTTTCTGCTCGTACCCTTACCCATTTTCCAGCAAGAATTTCGGCATCTGTGGGAAGATTTGCATTGTATTCTAAAATTTCCTCATCTGTCATTTTAATAGTGACACCATTTACGTTTTTGTACATTAGCTCTCCTTGTATTTATAAAGCACGATTTCAGTACCAGACTGAAAATATACTGTGGGTTGATTACCATGATATATACCTAATCTAACGCCATTTATAGTTTGCGAGCTACCGCTTGAACCAAACGTAGCAAAAATTTGACATCTTTTATTATCTTCTTGAGGAGCAAAAGCGTCAAGATGCATCCAATTAAAAATAGCTGGTGTATGCAATGTAGCTACAAAGGCCATATAATCAGTGTCACCTTGAGGATCTATTTCTATATGACTTTGATTATATTCTACTGACCATGAACTTGAAGCACCTTTGCTTCTCTGATAATGTATATAATTTTGTGTATTTCCACTAGAATCTAACCAAAACATCCTTAAACCACTTGAAGCAGTAGAATACTTAATTTTTTTTGCAATTATTTTATATACAGCGTTAGTGTCAAGACCTGTAAAATCAATTTGTGTTACAGAATTATCAGATGATACCGTGCTTTTACTTACATATTCTAATGATCCTCCACCACCAGGTACAGTAATTGTTTTAGTAGCTCCAGTACCAGATGCAGTTACACCAGCACCAACAAAATTTAAAGTAGTTCCAGCAGTAGAGAGTGAACTACCTTCTTCTTGTACAATTACGCCAGCAGCTACATCTGCATATTTCAACTGTCCTACGGCATTATTTCCACTGCCAGTTATACTATCAACCTTTAAAAACTTACCAGCTTCAATATTGTTATCAGGCAGAATCATTGTATAGCTTTGACCAGCACTATGATTCGGAGATTTTATCTTTACACCATGTGATTGTGCAGAGCAGTTTAACTGGAGCATTGCGTCATCTCCACCCGCACCCTTTACTTCTAACTTACCTGTACCATTAGGAATAATTCTTACATTTCCATTACTGGTATCAGTTTGAATTTCATCAACAATAACTTTTGACATAATTTTTAAATAAGAAACAAGTTAAACAAAGGTCATAGTGGAGTTTGCACTCACTGTAAGAGTAGCACCAGAAGCAATAATCATAGGACTAGCTGCTACATAATTAAAGTTTGCTGTCGTAGAAAAACTGTTATCCATTTGGTTTTCTGCTTCTACAAACAACTTTTCGTTTGAACTACCAACCAACCCACTAGCAGCAGCAGCCCAAGTCAAACCACCAGCATTACCTGACTGAGCAGTTAAGACATAGCCATTTGTAGGTGAATTACTTACTTTTAGATTAGCTTCATCAACTACGTTATCTGCAATAGTCAAAGCAGTTGAGCCTGTAACTTCTCCTGTATGTGTTGCGTTAGCTGTTGGTTGATCTACCCAACTAGTACCACCCGATCCATCTGACTTTAAGACCTGTCCATTAGACCCATATCCCGATGGCAAGGTGTAAGTGATATTACCAGAAAAATCAGCATGAGCAGGGGCTTTTATACTTGCATAATGAGCGTTACTTACTTCACAATAAAGACGTAACTCAGATTGTGAGCCTGTATTTTTTATTCCTAAAATACCGCTTGATATAAACTTACTGTTCATATCCAAGTCACCGCCTAGTTGTGGTGTTATATCACTTACTAAATCAGTAATATATCCAGCACCATTAGTAATCGCATTATTGTTTAGAGATATATCTGCTGAACCATCAAAAGCAACTCCAGCTATATTTCTTGCTGTTGTTAATGTTGCTGCTGATCCTGTTGTATTTTGGTTTAATGTAGGTACTAAAGAAGCTGAAATAGTTCCTGTATCAAGATTAGACGCATTATTAGCTCCATCAAGTTTTGTTTTTAATGCATCTGTAAAATTATTTTGAGTGAGTCCTCCATCACCAACAGATAACTTATTAGTTAAATCCGTATATGAAATATCAATATTTGCAGAACCATCAAAAGATGCACCAGCTATAGTTCTTGCATTAGCTAATGTTGTTGCTGTAGAAGCAGCAATACCAAGAGCATCTATATCTGATTTTGTTTGATCTGCGGTAGCATTTGTTTCAATACCAGATAACTTTGTCTTCTCAGCGTCAGTAAATGCATTAGTATCGCTTTCTCCCTCATACAAACTCTTGATCTCAGAACCAGTTTGATCTGCTGTAGCTGATGCCTCAATACCGTTTAGTTTTGATAGAAGAGTATTAGTAAATGCATTGGTATCACTGTTACTTTCGTATGCTGTTTTTATTTCAGTAGCAGTCTGATCCGCAGTCGCTCCACTTTCTATACCATCTAATTTATTATGATCTGCATCTGTGAAAGTATTAGAGTCTGAAGCTGCCTCTACTGCTGCTGCTATCTGTGCAGCCGTTATAGCTCCTGTATTACCGTTAACAGATAAGACCTGATCTGTAGGTGTTAATAACTCTGTGAAATCTGCCATTGTACCAGCAGTTCCACTGTTTCTTACATAAGATTTATTCTGATCTGTTCTAACTACAACATCACCTTCTTGGGTTGAACTTGTAAGAGCTACTTGTGCAGATTCATTTGCTGCTGTCTGTACAGTAGTTAGTGCTATCTGATCGACATTAAAAGTAGTGCCAGACAAACTCAAACCCGTTCCAGCAGTGTAAGTTGTGTCACTACTATTAGCATCTACATAAGCTTTGACTGATTGTTGGCTAGGAACTTTGGTAGCAGAATTACTAGCCATGTTATCTTCATCAAGTAAATCAGAAGATATTGAATAGTTATTAGCTGAAGCTGCTATACCACTTAACTTATTTTTCTCGGCATCTGTAAAAGCATTAGTGTCAGAGTTATTTTCATAGGCTGTTTTTATCTCTGCATCTGTTTGATCAGCAGTTGCGTTGCTTTCTATACCAGATAATTTAGTTTTCTCAGAATCAGTAAAAGCATTTGTATCACTTTCTCCTTCATATAAAGATTTTATTTCTGAACCTGTTTGGTCAGCAGTAGCATTATCCTCTATTGCGTTTAGCTTTGTATGATCAGCATCAGTAAATACATTAGAATCTGTAGCTGACTCTACAAGAGTTCTTATCTCACTAGCTGTTTGATCTGCGGTGGCACTAGCCTCCACCCCTGCCAATTTAGTCTTTTCCGCATCTGTGAAAGCGTTAGTATCTGAATTGTTCTCGTAGGCAGTCTTAATTTCTGCATCAGTTTGATCAGCAGTAGCAGAAGCTTCAATTCCATCTAACTTACTTTTATCACTGGCAGACATAGAACCAGCCGCAGATGTTGTAGCTGCGGAAATACTTATAGCTGGAGTCGATCCACCTGATGAACTTATTGGTGCGGAACCTGTAACTGAAGTCACCCCACCAGCAGAACCAGATGCAGCAGATGTTATCCTTCCCTGTGCATCAACTGTTATATCTGCATTTGTATAACTACCAGCAGTAACAGAAGTGTCCGCTAACTTAGCAGCAGTAACAACATCATTATCTATAGTGAAGGTCGCACCAGAATTACTTACAACAATATCTCCCTTATCACCATCACTTATCGCTCCGTCTGCTCCGTCTTGTCCATCTTGTCCGTCTTGTCCAGCAACACCTTGAATACCTTGAATACCTTGAATACCTTGATCTCCAGTATCGCCCTTATCTCCTTTCGGAATTACAAAATCAAAGGTGGCAGCACTAGATGATCCAGAATTAGTAACAGTAGCTGAAGATCCAGCATTACCTGTAGTTACTGTTCCAACAGCTATAGTCGCAGCAGCACCATCTGACCCATCATTTCCAGCCACACCCTGTATTCCCTGACTTCCAGTGGCTCCAGTATCTCCTCTAGGTATTGTAAAGTCTAAAGTTGCTGCTGTTGTAGTACCGACATTAGTAACTGTTGCAGAAGAACCAGCATTTCCAGTTGTTACTGTTCCTATAGTTACTGTTGCAGAACCTTCTCCCTGTGGCCCCTGCGCTCCATCTGCCCCTTGCGGACCTTGTGGGCCAGCCGT